GTAAAAGCACCTAAAGGTTTTCATTGGATGAAAAAAGGTAGCTCATATAAACTGATGAAGGGTACATACAAACCACATAAAGGAGCTGTAAAGATGGCAAAGTTTACAGTACAAAAAAAACATGGCTAAGTTATGTGCAAAAGGTAAAGCTGCTGCTAAAAGAAAGTTCAAGATATATCCTTCAGCTTATGCAAACATGTATGCTGCCGGTGTATGTAGCGGTAGAATAAAACCTAAACGTACTAAAAGAAAAAAAACATAAGGAAACAAATGGATAATGTCTAAAGGTTTACGTTCGTGGGTAAGAGCTAATTGGGTAGACATTGCTAATCCAAAGAAAGGTGGTGGCTTTCCCAAGTGTGGTAGAAGCAAAGGAGAGAAGAGACGTAACTATCCTAAATGTGTACCTGCTGCAAAAGCTAGAGCTATGACACCTGCACAAAGACGTGCTGCTGTATCAAGAAAGAAAACTGCTGAGAGACGACCAAGAAAAGGTAAGAGACCTAACTATGCTAGAACTTAATTAGTTCATCATACTCACCCCAAATAGTTTGAGCAGGGTCCCAATAATATTTTTGTTGTAGTTTCATTTGTATAGCATAGTTTACTGTGGTGTGGTCTTGACCAAATATTTTTCCAATACTTGATAAACTCATTTTATATTTATCATATAAAATATTTTGACAGATGTTTCTTGATCTAACTACATCTCTTGATCTTACTTTACCAAGTAAATCTTTTTTACTTACTTCATATCTTATACAAACTTTGTTAATTATAGAATTAAGTATATCTTGTTTTGGCTTTGAGAATTGATAAACAATTTGTCTATCAACCCAACTATATTTACTAATTGGTTTTTGCTCTGCTAGTTTGATACCTTTCTTTTTATTTTGTTGAGCTTGTTTGTAACCATTTATAAAACCATCTTCATATAATTTTTGTTCAGCATCTGTAAATAAATACCATGCCTTTTTATGAACATAGATAAAATAGTTGTTGCCTTTATCTTTAATATGTTTTTTGCAAATTGTTTTTAGTAGAGCCATAGAATCCCCTCGGTCTTTGTTGTTTTTTTTTATAATTTTAATGCTTATCGCATCAACATTTCTTTAGTTCTTTCAATCTTCCAAATCAATCTAAAGCTATCTTTCTTATACTTCTTAGCTTTATCTTGAGTCTCAAGAAACTTGCTATGTTTCTTTGCTTGCAAGTCCCTGAGTTTTTGGAGTCGTTGTCGTAACTTGTCCATCCTTCTCCTTTTTCACTTTGGTGAAGTCTATCTTTACTCCAGTAACTTCACATTCTACTAACTCTCCCTGTGCGTTGGGATCAGCAGCCTTTTCAACACTCTCAAATCTTTCAGACAAAATAAAATTTGCCTCGCCTGATTTAATTCTAATATAATTACTCATCTTTATCCTTTTTGTCTATAGTTTTTTTATGTAGGTTTTTAGCCATTTTTGTATAGATTTCCAAGTCATCATAGTTATCACTCTTAAATTTTTTTGTGGTTCTAAATAATTTTAACCCCATCATAAGTTGTGCAACTTGATGTGGTTGTATATCATCTTTTAAAATATCATGCAAAATAACATTGAATATTATTGCAAGTAATCTGAAATTCTCATCATAATCACCATAATCTTTTTGGCGATCTGCCATAATCTTTTTTATTTTTTCTTCGTTAAGGTCTATTGTTGTCATAAATCAGGGGATGAGGCAGAGAAAACAACTAAAAAGAGAGCCGAAAGGATGACTCAAAAACTCCGCCTCATCAGACATAAGTCTTATAAATAATTACAACTTATGTTCTTGTTATTTAGCATAAGAACCCGGTTTTGCATAAGGTTTTTTGTATGCAAATTTTGGTGTTCCTCCACCTCCTGAACCTTGAGAGGGAGATTTTTCATTTGGTGTTAAACAAATTGTCAAACCACCTGTCGGTTCACCATTCTCAGCTAATTCGTCAAAACCAGCTTGGCTGTACCATTTACCATTTATCTCAACGCCAATAGTCCAGTTCTTATCTGGTCTTTTTAAGTTTGGCGGTGCAACATAACTTGGTTGATTAGGTGCAGTTCTTTTCTCGTTTGGTATGAGTTTAATATATATTTTATCACCCATTTTTTTTTGCTCCTTGATTGTTAAGTTGTAACATCCTAACGTCATAACGATCCATCAAATCTCTATAAACCGCAGGATGTCTTGTTATTGCAACATTGAACTCTTCCGCAAAGGAAACATTTTTAATGTAATGCAACCTCGTTGGATGTTTTGCTTTTGATATAAGTTCAATGATATGTTCTACTGGTGTACCCAACAAACTAACTTTAGCGTTAGGATGTTCAATTACATCAGCACCTCCTCTTTCTTTTAAAGGTATGCCTATGTGGTCATACTCTTCTTTTGAAGTAATGTTATCATCCATTACACCAAAGAAAGACAAAGCTCTTGATAAGCTAAAAGTTTCAGCACACTCAAATGAATTTGGTTTGTTTCTGAAAACTTTAGCATGTCCTGTTGATAGTATTAAACCATCTTTATCTTTTATTTCTGTGTAGCCGACATAAAAATCATCAAAAGATTTGATGCTAGTTTTTATACCTATCTCGCCTACAAACTCTTCAATAAAATATTTGATTTTACTTGCAGCTTTGATGCAACTTTTACCTGTCTCTGGGTCCATGTAAGTTCCATCTTCTTTACACTTATCTACTACTTTTGCTATTCTTAATTTTAAATGTTCCATAATATTCCTTTAGTTGTTTTTTTCATTTATTAAAATGGTAACAAACCCCATACTTTTTGTGCATAAATAAAAGTATAAGTGCCTATTACTTTTCCTTTGTATATTAACCAAGACATGTTTCTCCTTTTTGTTTGTTATTAATTTATCCCCACAATTTTTTAATTATTTGTAGTTGTTCTTTACTCGCATCATTCATGGTCCAATGTGTAGTATCAGGTCTTTCAACTAACTCAGCCATACGCATTGGATCACCATTACTTAATAAAAGTAATCTTTGTATAGTCTTAGCCTTCTTAATCATTTGGTCTAAGTTATAATCTAAATAATCCTTTGATAGTTTTTCATGTGTGTCATCAAAAATAATAAAGTCTTTATCGTTTGCGTAAAATAAAAATGGAGTCTTGTTGCTAGCTTTTTTATAAAAGGCAACTTGAGGTATGTTCTCTTCATCTGGTTCTTTTGGTAGTGTTTGAGTATATATTTTTAAATCACCTTTTATAAATTTTGCAGTAGGTGGTTTTGTTTTACACTCAGCAAAATCATCATCGGTTTCAAAATCTATACGACCAGTTATACCTATAACTAAATCTTCAAGTATCATACTTACATACCTTTCACATGTAAGTTCTTTATCTTGAAATATATTTTTAACAGCAGTTAATATGTTTGTGATTGTATCATGTATATGTTGATCTATTTGTTCTCTTATTTTTTTATCGTTATTATCGTATGGTTCTTTTAAATATTTATTGTACTCAAATTGAAATAATTTTTTGTAATCTCTTTCTTTTATTTCTTTTCTATCAGCTCCCTCAAAATAATACCTACCAATTAAATTTTGCGCTACGTTATTAGCACAGCTACCAAAGCCAAGTTTATATCTCTTCTTGTCCTTCCTTCTCTGGTCTTGTTTTCTACAAAAATAATCTACTATCCACATTGAGATAGGTTTGTATCTTTTGGAGAGCTGAGAAAAACTAAAATGATCTAAGCCTTCGCCACCTGATAAGAGCTTAAATATTTCGTTTGGTTTTTTCATAGTTGTTTTACTCCTTATAGTTCATTATATACCAGTTTGTCTAGTGTTTTTTTTTATTGATTTAACTTGCCAATATGGCTATAAGAAGGCAACCGAAAGGATTTATGAGACTAAAAGATTGGATAAAAAAGAAAGGTTATAGTTATTCAGAAACAGCAAATGTTTTGAAGATACATAATTTTAACCCAGCAACAAACATCATACGTTATGCTAAAGGTGATCGTATACCTCACCCAGATTTTATGTTGAAGATCAAGCATGGCACAAACAATGAAGTTCAACCAAATGATTTTTATGAAGAGTACTGGGAAAAAAATAAAAAAGTTTAAATACAAAAGAGTCAAAATATACTGGCAAGATATTGTATCAAACCCGGAATGGATGACTTTAAATAAAGCAAAAGATCAGGTCTATTCTTGGTGTGAAGATACCGGGTATCTTTTATTTAAAGACTCAAGAAGGGTAATCATCTTTGCTTCTCATAGTTTTGATGATGATGGTGAGCTTACAGTTGGTAATATAACTGTTTACCCTAGAGGTGTTGTTAAAAAAATTGAGAGATTAGAATGACCTACTCTGGAATGTTTGAAGATGCGCAGCTATCATCTAAATTAAAAGAAGCTAAGAAAGAGATACAACGACAAAAAAGATATATAGAAAAACAATCTGGTATTATTCTTGCTTTAGAAAAAGATATTGAATTGAAAGACAACATTATTTTGGTATTAAAAAATAAACAAAAAAAATAACTAATGGCACGATGGACCTACGCATTTAGCAATGGCAGTTATAATGATTGGCATAGACGCTTTCCTGATTTAGCTGGAATTGATATAGATTTCATAGAGGTATGTCCTAAATGCTATCAACCATTAGCTGTAAAAGAGACATGCTATGACAAGGGTCAAGTTTACAAGGCTACTACCCTCACAAAGAGGGTCGCAGAGGCACTAGGAGTACCCGGATTTTTAGTTTTTTACACTCCCCAAGGGGTTGATATGAAATTTAGAATTAAGCGCATCACAGAGCCTGTGAGTGCGATTTACCACATGAGCCAAGACCAATGGCTAGCTTATTTATACTCTCTACATGACGAGCATAGAAAGTGTTGCAAAAATGCAACATAAATATGAGCCACATATCAGGGTAAAGTTTAGTCTGTTTGATGATCCACAGTTTATAACCATTCCAAACAAGCAACGAGCTAACGCCTTTCTTGTATTTATATGTTTACTCAAGTTTGCAAACTCTAAAACCCTAACTTGCTATCCACGCAAAGCCACCATTGCTAATATGTCTGGTTTATCTCGCACTACTGTATACAGGACCACAAAACTTTTAGAAAAAGCGGGTATTATACATAAAAAAAGACTCAAATCTACACTATTATACACAATAAATGCTAAGTATATTGTAGGTTATAGAGATGATGTTTCAAAACGAAACACTAATGTTTCAAATTGGAACACCGGTGTTTCTGATAGGTCACTATTAGAAGAACTAACATATAAAACTAACATTAGTAACTTTATAAGAGTTCTTGCAGAAGGTGGTAGCGATACGAACCATATTATAGAACAGATAGCGTATGAATACCCCCCTGAACAGCTTAAGAAAGCTATTGATAATAATGACAATCCATACCTTTGTAAGAAGGCTCTTGAAATACAAGAGGATAAAAATAAAACTTATATTAGTATTGATCCTAAGATAGTGGATGATGTGCGTAAGAAAACTAATTATTTTTATAAGAATAAGGTAGCAAAGAATAAGAAAGAATATGGCAGGGTTCAAGCAACGAAAAGTTTTTTGTCAAGGTCTGACAAGAAGAAGTAAAAGACCTTGTTTAGCAAAAGGATATTTAACAGCCAATGGAAAATATTTATGTAGGTTTCATGGCGGAAATAATATAAAAGGTTTCAATCAACCAAACTATACAGATGAAACAAGAATCAAACAACTCTCAAAGCTCAGACAGTTTAGAGACAAATCAATCCAAGAAGTTAGAGACTACTACTACAACAAAGTCAAACCTAGAATTGGAACTAATAAAAAATCAAGATATTATTATAAGCAACTTAGTAGAAGGAAAGACCCTTACAGAAATAGTGCAAGACAAAAACCTACCTGTCTCACCGATGAGCTTACAAAAGTTTTACAGCATCTTAAAGAAAAACAAAGACCTCAACGATAAAATAGTTGAAGCTCGTAAGATTGGTATTCAAACATTAATAGATAAACTGTTACAAATATTCCAATACCAAGAGGTTGAAAATCCAAATCAAATACTATGGATCAGAGAAAAAACAAAGTTTATTCAATACCTAGCTGGGAAGCTAACCGATCTTTATTCTGATAACAAGCCAATAAGACAGAATATAGATCAGAAAATTTCTGTATCTTGGTCAGATACTCCTGATCTCGTTGACTTAGACGCAGCATTAGTTGATGATATAAAAGACCCCGAGCCAAAATCCAATAGCACAGGGTCTTAATTTTTAACTCAGCCATTTAATCAATACAATTTTCTTTGTTGATTACATCAGACCAATCTGTATCTTTTTCAACAAACCAAATCCATGATGAGGTAACTGTTTTTGTATTCTCATAGCCAGCTACATCATCATCTATTGCACACTTTTTGCCAACCATTACCTTCTTGTTAGCGCATGCGGTCATTGTCAAAGCTAATAAAATAATTAAAACTATTTTATTCATTTGATATGTACCCCCTTTCAAAGTTTATTTTTTTATTCATAAATAATATATCCGCCATTTTTTTTCATAAGCATAACTTTAGATGATAATTTTTGAGAAGTTTTTGATCTTACATTAAACTTTTTTTCTAACTTAAACTCTGTATCCCAAATATCAATTATACTTATAAAACCTTTTTTTTTATTTGATATTTTGTTAAATTCTTTAATTAAAAATTTAACCATCTTGCACCATTTATTATATTTATTTAATTGTTTACCTTTCATAGTTTATCTTTTAGTTCTTTTAAATAATCCTCGTTCTCTTTTTCCTTGTCTGTCTTTCTATTTATTATTTTGTAAGCTATAAATGCGCCAATAAGAAGGCAACCCATAGAATAAAAGAACATTCCTACACCAAAGCCAGCACTCATTTTTTACAACTCTTTAAATAACGATTTATTTCTCTAACCATCATTACACACATACCAGCAAAAACATTCCATTCTTTTACCTCAGATTTTAAAGCCTTGTCTGTCTCCAAATCCTTTTGCAACTTAGCCATAAATGTATGAAATCTTTTTTCGTATTTCTTAATTGCTTTTTGTATTGCTTTATCTTTTTGGTTCATCATTCCTCCTCTTTTTCTTTTATTTCCTCTAAATCATCTGGTAAAATACCATCACAAAAACTTGAATGATCGCCATTGTATTGATAAATTTTACCATCATCATTACCATTTTCGTCTGTTTTAAGATAAGTTAAGTTATTAACCATAACATATTTATATTTTTTTTTCATTATTCCCCCTCGTTTAGCCAGTTAGGCAAGCCATAGCTCATAGCCATGACCCCACCAAATGTAATTAATAAACCCACAACAAAATCAAAATGAATGGCTAAAATAAAACCTAAGAAGGATGTACCAAAGCCAAGCAATAAATAAAGTAAGTGTTTCATTTTATTAGCTCCTCGTTTTTTTTGTTGATCCAAAACTTTGGGTCTAGTCTGTAGTTATTTACAGCTAGCTCTTTATGAGTTACAATAACTGAGTTAGTACGTTCACAGTTGCAAGCCTTCCTATATGGTAGAGGGTCAACCATTGAACCAAT